GTGAAAAACGTAAGGAGACTTTAAACAACCTGTTTCCGTCAAGGTGGAAAGCTGACTGCCTACAAGAAGACGAATACAAATGGTTAGACAATTGGTTTAAGTTAGAAAAAAGTATAATGAAGCCAACAGAACAAAAAGAAATGTTAGTAATATACAACCGTGTGTTTAACGCAAGACAACAATTTACTACTTGTTCAAGTTGTTTACGTGACATAATGAATAGAATGAAAAAAGTTTACGAAACATACGAAGATGCCAATACCTAAACCACGAAAAGACGAATCAAGAAAGGACTTTATGCAAAGATGTATGAGTAATCCTACTATGGTAAAAGAATATGGTACAGACCAACGTTTAGCGGTTTGTTCTGCAAGTTATAAAGACAAATACAATAAAGACAATGGCACAAAGAGGTAGACCTAAAAAAATACAAGATCCAAAGCAATTAGAAGAAATCTTCGAAGCTTATAAAACCTACACAAAAACGAATCCAAGGTTTAAATATCACCTAAACCAAAGAACAGGCGATATGGTAGGTGAACCATTAGAAGTACCACTAACAATAGAAGGCTTTGAAATATATTGTTACAACAAATTTGACTTTACAGTTAAACACTATTTAGAGAATACAGACAAACGATACGAAGAATTCTGTACTATCTCCACACGCATACGTAAAGAAATACGTGACGATCAAATAAAAGGCGGTATGGTAGGTCAGTACAATCCAAGTATTACGGCACGTCTAAACGCGTTAAAAGAACAAATAGAACAAACCAATATAGAGCAACCATTATTTCCAGATGTTTCAAAGAACGACGGCAATAAATAAAATACTTGCGTTAAAAAAACGAATCAAGATAGTACAAGGTGGTACTTCAGCTGGTAAGACTTATGGCATACTACCAATACTAATAGACAAAGCTTGTAAACAACCTAACACCGAAATAAGTGTAGTTAGTGAATCAATACCACATTTAAGACGTGGTGCTTTACGTGACTTCTTAAAGATTATGAAATCTACACAACGATTCGTTGACGAACGTTACAATAAGTCACTACTAAAATACGAATTTGCAAATGGCAGCTTTATAGAATTCTTTAGTGCTGACGATTCAAGTAAGTTGCGTGGTGGTAGACGTTCAATATTATATATAAACGAATGCAATAGTGTAAGCTTTGAAAGTTTTAACGAATTGTCAATTAGAACGAAAGACGAAGTATTTTTAGACTACAATCCAACCGCAGAATTTTGGGTGCAGACAGAACTTGAAGGACAAGAAGACGCAGAAAAAATAATACTTACTTATAAAGACAACGAAGCACTTGACAAAGGTATAATAGACCAAATAGAAAAGAACATAAAGAAAGCCGAAACAAGTAACTACTGGCGAAACTGGGTAAATGTTTATGTGAACGGGGTTATGGGTAGACTTGAAGGCATCGTCTTCAGTAATTGGCAGACCATAGACACAATACCAAATGAAGCAAGACTTATAGGCATAGGTGTTGACTTTGGTTATACGAATGACCCCACAAGTATTATAGAAGTGTACAAAATGAACGAAACACGAATACTAAACGAAGTAACCTACCAAACAGGTTTATTAAATAGTGACATAGCAAAGATACTACCGCGTGACGTACCTGTATACGCAGATAGTGCCGAACCTAAAAGTATAGCCGACATTCAAAGATATGGCATAACAATTAAAGGTGTTACAAAAGGTCGTGACTCTATTAACTATGGTATTGATGTTATGCAACGTGAAAACTATTTAGTCACTTCACAAAGTACAAACCTAATAAAAGAATTAAGGTCTTATTGTTGGGACACCGACAAAACAGGTAAACGACTAAACAAACCAATAGACAACTTTAACCACGCAATAGACGCGGTACGTTACCACGAAATGGAAACTTTAGGTATGAATAAAAATTACGGTTCGTATTCTATTCTGTAAACTACAAAAACACGAAAAATAAGTTATATAATTATGAAGCTTGACATATTACTTCCTACTTCACTTTCAGAAATACCTTTATGTAGGTATCAAAAGTTCATAGAAATGAAAGAACAAAGCAATGACGAAGAACTTATTGCAAATAAAATGATTCAAATATTCTGTGGTATTGAACTAAAAGAAGTAATGCAGATTAAGGTAAAAGAACTGAACGGTTTAATTAAACACTTTACTGACGTATTTAGTGAAAAGCCACAACTTGTAAGACAGTTCAAAATCAAAGATATTGAATTTGGTTTTATACCTAAAATAGACGATATAAGTTTTGGTGAATATGTAGATTTAGAAAGCCACTTCCAGAATTGGTCTACTTATCACAAGGCTATGGCGGTAATGTTTAGACCAATCAAAGAAAAACACGGAGACAAATATTCTATAGTAGACTACGAACCAAACGAAGATATGCAAGAACTTATGAAGTTTGCACCATTAGACGTAGCAATTAGTGCATCGGTTTTTTTTTGGAGTTTAGGAAGCGAATTATTGAATCTTACAATGAACTATTTACAGAACGAAGTGACGAAGATGACGCATTCGCTGAATACTCCGAACGAAGCCAATTTGGCAAACGCTGGGGCTGGTATTCAAGCATCTATAAATGCGCTTCAGGAGATATCACCAAGTTTGATGAGGTCACCAGAACAAGACTTACTCAATGTCTCACCTATCTTACCTTCGAAAAACAAAAAAGCGAAATTGAAAGCCGCGAACTTAAAAGACAAATGAAACGATGAATTATTTTGATATTATAGACAAACTTAAACAACACTTCGAAAACGATGCAATCATAAACACCGTAACACAAGGTGACATTTTTGAAGTAGACTTAAACAAGCAGACCATATTTCCGTTAGTTCATTTAATCGTAAACACGGCAACTTTTGAAGAAAACGTTATAAGATACAACATAAGTATTTTAGCTATGGACATAACCGATATAAGTAAAGACGCAAACACGAATAACTTTGACGGCAACGACAACGAATTGTATGTACTCAACACTATGTTAGCAGTTCTTAACAGGTGCTATGAATTATTAAGACGTGGTACTTTATACACCGATAAATTTCAAGTAGATGGCACACCAAGTTGCGAACCTTTTACTGAACGATTTGAAAACAAGTTAGCTGGCTTTACTATGACAACCGACATACTTATACCTAACGATATGACTATATGTTAGAAAACGTCCAACAAATATTAGACGAATTTAAAGCTAACGTAATAAACGAAGCGCGTAACAATCTTAAAAGTGGATTGAATAGAAAATATCCTATTGATGCGTCAGGTAAATTAAGTAAAAGCCTTAAGGCAAATGTTAAAGAATCTAAAAATAGTATTGAACTAACTTTTAGTATGGAAGACTACGGTATATTTCAAGACGTAGGAGTAAAAGGTACTAAAAAAGGTAGAAGTATTCGTGGCTTTTCATACAAAAGTAAAGGTGGCAAAAGAGGTTTAAAAGGTATGCCACCACCAAGTGCGTTTGATAAATGGTCAATAAGAAAAGGTATTGCACCACGCGACAAAGAAGGTAGGTTTATTAATAGAAGGTCATTAAACTTTTTAATAGCAAGAAAAGTATTTCACGAAGGTATACAACCAAGCTTATTTTTTACACGACCTTTTAACAAATACTTTAAACAACTGCCACAAGAATTAGCAGAAAAATACGGATTAGATATGATTGAATTATTCGACCAAATAACAGAAGAAAGTTTTAAAAAATTAGCCAAATGAATTTAGCACGATCACCATACATAATAGAAATTGCAGAATCAGGTCAAGAAGGTTCTAAAGTAGAATTGTTTTTAGGTAGTGACATAGGCACGTCAAATCCTACTTACACACTTTCTAAACTTATACCAGCTACTAACAAAATAGAAACCTATTATAATATTTCGCCTTACATTCGTGAATATTTTAATTTTACACACTGGCAGAATGCAACGGGTTTGTCTTATGACATAGACACAAGCACAGATTTTGAAGTAGAATATGAACTACAAAAGTATAAATTAGTAGGTGGTACATACACACCTGTAGGTTCACTTATTCAAGATTCATTTGTTGACGGTTTTGGTTATTATGAAGACGGATATAATCCTTCAGCACCTACAGTATTACTTGACGAAGGTACTTACTACTACAACTATGATTCTACTATACCAACTTCACAAAATAATGGTATTTGGGGTTCATTTGATATTCAGTTAGACATAGGCGACGTTGTAAGATACACCGATTTAGTAACGGGTAGTAGTTTTGATAATACGGCAACAACGGCTGGTCTTAAAAGCTTTGCACGAGTTTGGGGTACGGCAGCGGCTAACGGCAACAAAGTTGAGTTTTTAGCTGGCGGCACTACGGTACGTTGGACGGCATACTTTAAACCACAATGCGAACCTAAATACCAACCTGTAGTAGTAGACTTTGTAAATAGGTATGGTAGTTGGTCACGAATCTTTTTTCAAAAGGCAAAAACACGAACTATTGAAGTAAAGAAAAACGAATACAAGTTAAATCCAGATAGCCTACCTTTTACACCTGAAGACACAAGACAAAAAGCACAATTTAATATTAACGGTTCAGAAACAATTAAGCTTAACACGGGTTGGGTTAATGACGGCTATGGTGAATACTTGCAACAAATGTTTCTAAGTGAATATGTAACTATATGTGACTTTGAGAATAACGAAGACTATGCGTCAGTAAAAGTAAAGCCAAGTTCACTAAAAAAACAAGTAGGTCTAAATGACGGAATGATAAATTACACACTTGATTTTGAGTTTGCTTATGATATGATAAACACGGTAATTTAATGCGTACAGTACAAGTATATATAGAAGGTCAAAGACTTGACTTGTTTAATGACGAAACAATAAGCGTCACAAGTAAACAACAAGACGTTCAAGACATAAGCAAAGTTTTTACCGACTTTAGTCAATCGTTTAGTGTGCCAAGTACACCGAATAATGATGCGATATTTTCACACTTCTATAATTCAGACGTTGGCGACTTACAAAACGTAAGCACTATATTCGATGCAAACCAAAGACGTGACGCGTTTATAGAAATAGACCTAACAACTTTTAGACGTGGCAAGATACAGCTTGAAAAAGCCGAAATAAAAGACAACCAAGCCTATAGTTATCAAGTTACTTTCTATGGTGATATAACAAGCCTAAAAGACAAATTTAACGACGACAAACTTGTTAATTTAACTTACTTAAGAACATACGGTCACGCATATACTTCAACAGAAATAGAAAACAGAATTACTGACGGTTCTACAAACTATCCTTTACGTTATCCGTTAATCACAAGACGTTACTTGACGTATGATGACGGTGGCACAAACGACATAAACACGAATACAGGTGCAATACAATATAGTGAACTATTTCCAGCGGTTAAAATAATAGGCATAATAGCAGCTATAGAAATACAATACGGTGT